TTCGAGCAAATTAAACTTGACATTGAGGTCGTGCAGGGCTCCCCGGAACTCATTGGCGTTCCGTTACCTTCTTTTTCCGAAAATCATTGACAACCTGCTTAAACACACGTATAATAGTTTCATAAATTAAAGAAAGCACTAAATAAAGGAAAATGAATGAGCTACAATGTAATAGTTTTCAATAAAAGTAATGGGAACTTTCGCTGCTACAGTGAAGATGACTGGGCTGAAGCAATATCAGACTGGCGTAAGGAATTACTATGCGGTCTTGACTTTGAAGACGTAGTTGAAACATTCAGCGAGGAAGAAGTGTTTGCACAAACTTTCGGCACTTCTCACTACTTTACAAAACTAGCATCGCATATTTAGTACTTGACAAATTGCTCAACAGAGCGTATAATTACTTTATTAAATTAACAAACAACTTAACTTTTAAGGAAAAAATATTATGGCAGAAGCAACAGCAGTAAAAGTTCCAAACTACACAGACGAAATGGTTGTAGCTATGGTAGCAGACTATGAAGCTAACCCTACTCCAGAGACAGTTGCTAAACTGGCTTCTGAGTTCAGCAAAACCACTCGTTCAATCGTTGCTAAGTTGGTGCGTGAAGGCGTATACAAAGCACAGCAGCGTGTCACTAAGACAGGTGCTCCAGTTGTCCGTAAGGCAGAATTGGTAGCTATGATTCAGGAGAAGCTGGGTGTAGAAATGCCTACTCTTGAAAAAGCATCTAAAGCTGACTTGGAAGTACTGGTTGGTAGCATCGTAACAGACGTTGCCGAAGTATTCGACGAAGTAAACTAAAAATAGTTCTTGACAGAATGCTTAAAACTAAGTATAATAGTCATTCAGAAATTGGGAAGAAGGCAAATAGAGACTGTATTCGGCAGATAAATTCCTAAGGCGTGGTAAACAATGAGTTCTTCTCCACCACCTCGCTTCCCTTCTGAGGTCTCACAGTACCTCAAACTGTGTTAGACGAATGGCAGGTGTACCTTTTAGGCGACAGCCAGAGTCCGACAAGCGGAAAGAATTAGTCAATCAACGAACCCGCTATATAAAAACGATATACTGACTGGGCGGTAGAAGTCCTAGATACGACTCGCGGCAATCGCTTTATAAAAGATGCCAAGTGAAAGTTGTCTAACAGCGGATTTAAGGGGTAGTTCTCGCGTGGTATTCGCTATATAAAACAAAACAGTAAAAACTAAATTTCATGTAGGTCAGAGACTGAATTTACACTTTCTTGAGACTAGAGACATGAGACAGCTCACCCTTTCTTAGGGCTGTATAAAGCGTATGGTAAGAGGGAGTTTTGCATCCTTGTACTAAACAAGGTAGGTTTCTGGTCGTAGACTAGGTTACACCCTTCCCATAAAAAACGCTAAGTCGAGGTAAATCGTTGTACAAAGTCCGAGGAGGTGGCAGTACAACAACTATTCTATGAGTCTGTCAACTCAGAATGTAACGAAGCCTTTACTAGAAATAGTGAGGGTTTTTTTATGCCTATCATAAAATATTTCTTGACAAAATTCCTTAAGTCCAGTATAATTGTGGTATAAAATCTAATAAGGAGGACATTATGTGCAATAACAAAGTAAGTGAGTGGGTTCCAAAAGGTTACGATTACAAAGAGTACATTTCCAACTGTAGCTCTACAGGCTCTAGAGGGCAGCTACTGTTGTGTGACGCTTGTGAGAAGCAAAGAGAAACTAGGGAAGCTAATAGCGAGGCAGACAATGCATGGTTGAGGTCTGCAGGTTGGGGAGAAATATAATGCACTATGATTTACAAGAGGATGCCTGTACAGGTAACTGGTGGGTAATTAAACAAGATGCTGAAGGGTTTCGACAACTTATGCACACTTTGTCACATACACTAAGCTATGAGGAAGCTAAAGAATGTTTCGACTTATTGGTAGATTTTCAACAGGAGAAAAACGATGATACTTGAGTTTCCCACGAAAAGCAATACTAAAGCACTAGAGAAGCAGCTTGAAGGCAGAATGGAAGAATTGGAATCAATTTATGATAAGGTAGAGATAGCTCATGCTTTGGTAAACTCTCTTGAAGCAGTGGCTTTAGAAACCGAGAAAAACTTCGATAAGTGTCTAAGTGCCTATGCAAAGATAGTAGGCGCGGAAAACTTAGAAGTACATATGCTACAATACAGTCAAAATGCCGTAGCAGTATATAACGAGGACATGACATGGCATCTAGAGTGGAAAGACAGCGATGACGATTAAAATAGCTACGGGTGCAACGCAAACAGGGCAAGTAAAATGAATTATACAGATAAACAGACAGCTTTCATGTGCGAGCAGTATAAAGACAATCCTACTATAGAAACAGTAGAAATGCTAGCCGAAAAGCTAAGTAAGAGTACGAAGTCAATAATTGGAAAACTAAGCAGAGAAGGAGTATATCAACGTGCAGTCTATAAAAACAAAGTTGGAGAACTACCTCTCACCAAAGTGGAGATCGTTAGTACTATCGCTGACAATCTTGGAATTGAGGTTGAAAATTTGGTGGGACTTGAGAAAAGTCCAAAGGAAGCTCTCAAAAACCTCGAAATAGCTACGGGTGTAACACGAACCTAAACCACAGCCTCTTACTCAAGGGGCTTTTTTATATCTAGTGAACGCACAATATCTAGAAAACAGAAAAACCACAACCCCAATGCATTAAAGTACACATAATTGTGGAACGTCAAAAAAATTTTAAATCGGACGCAATTGGTAAAAGAAGAAGGAAGTTTCAGCAAGAATATTTAAAGGTCATTGCGACCTTATTGCTTTGTAGTAAATTATCGAAGTCCTTGATAATAGATCAGAGACTTTGATATTTAATGTGGAATCATTGTGGGGTTTATGCTAGTTTGAGACAACAACGTAATAATATTATGGTGTTGAGATATGCTCTCTCCCTTAATTCCGAGAGCAACTCAATAGCATAAATATCACTATGTCCCTCACTAGCAGTAAGTTTTGAAGAATTGTAATTGATCTTAGTTCTCATCAATTTGAGTTATATTTTATCACACTTTTTCAAATTTGTAAAGGTCTCTTTTTTGCCCAAGTGGATGGATTATAATTGGTTCTTCAGTGTAGAGAATGGAGCTGACTTTCATAATTTATTTTTCTCAGCCCCATTCGAGAACTTCATCAGATCAATTGCGAGTAACCATGCTTGCTTCTTCGATAGTTCAACGAAATTAAACGCTCGTCCCTCATCAACCCAACGATTATCTATCTGACGAGCTTGACCACATACATTTGCTTGTTGTGCAACCTGAATACATACTCCTCTCGTACCTCCTTGAAAAACAGTGAGGTCTAGATCTTTACTTCTATACATAGGGCGTTAGATCGGGTTGTAAGTAGTTCTCTCCTTTCAGAACCTTACCGTCGTCGCGGTAGACGGGACGACCGTCTGGGCCTAGCTTGGTCATATTACTTCGATGAACTTCGAAGAAGCACTCATCGAGATCAATACCAAAGGCGTGACCTGCCCCATAGACCACATATAAAATATCCGTGAGTGCATCTGCAATCTCCAGCATACTTCCTTTAGCGATACCATCCTTTAACTCCTGTACTTCTTCGTTAATTAACTCCAACCTTAGCTCTGCTAGGTCGGCATCAGGTAAAGTAGGAATCTCTAGAACTTCCTGACCGAAAGCCTCCATAAAATCACCCACCCTTTCAAAATTACTTACATACATCTTTCTTTTCTCCTTTGACAAACACCTTGAGGGTGCGTCCTTCATCCTGCACAGATAACTCTACGGTTACATTGGTTGCTACATATGCCCGTCCTGTAGAGTCGATAACTTCCACTCTTGTAACATCCTTCATCTTTAATTAGCCTCTTCTTTATACTTCTCGACTAGCTCTGGGTGTGGAACAATATAACTTTCGTATCCATAATCCCACAACTTTGATGTTACTCCTATTAAAATAAACCAAAAGGCTACAGTTAGTAAAATCTCTTTCACGAGTCGTACCTTTCTAGCCACAGGACTTCTACCTTTTCATACATATTTTGTACATGAGAGGTTAATCGCTCAACATCTGTATCCTTTTGTTCTTTTTTATCCTCATCCACACACATCCAGAACTCAACTAGCTTTGCAAGCCTTTCTATCTCTTTGTCTTTGAGCTTAAGGCGAGCTTCCTGAGCATCAATAGTATTGCGGAGGATCTTCTCGATCAGTTCATTATTTCTCATTCTACGCCTCGTAAAAGTTACGATTCATTTGCTTTATTTGATCAGACAAAACTTTGTCTTGACGATCAACCTCAAACTGTACTTGTTCAGCACTGTACCTTTCTATACCAGCAAGTAATGCTAAGTACTCTTCTTCACTCACTGCATACCATCTAGCCTGAGCAACTTGTGCTTGCAGAGTAAGATACTTATCTTCATCCTCAAAAAAATCTCGAATACGACTAGCATTCGGCTCAGATATAGTCATATGTCCTCGGAATATTTTATCCCAGTTATTATCATACTTCTCTTGATCTACCTTGCGGGTTTTATCTCCTTTACCTGCCATTTCACTCTCCTTTCTTTATACGCCATCTAACGGCTAGTTCTAATATAATAGTAGGTACAATGAAGAGCTGTGTTATATGTCCAATAATATAGGCTCGATCCTTTCCTAAAAAGGTTACTTGAGTCATATACTCTGGAAATAATACTCTTAAATTCTCAACATCCATATTTGTATAAGAATGTCCCACTTGCTCTAGTGTCCACAACAATCTTGTACCTGCCTCACCTGGCCCATCAGTAGCAATATAAGATTTTTTTGCCACTGATAGCCTTTCTTTATAATCATTCATTAATTACACCTCCTTATTATTGAGTCGGGGTGAAATAAATAGGACTGGCGAGCTACTATCTCGCGGTATTCAGTAGTGTTGACCACTCGTAATGGCTGACCACCTTTTTTGCTGATTTCGTTAGCCCTGCAGTTAGCTGCGCCTTCCTCAAAGAACGCCTTACCAACACGCTCGTAAGTAATAGCAGCCCCTGTAACGTCTCTTACTATGTAGTACATAATGTTCTCCTACTCATATGGACTCCACTTACGCCCACACTTGGCACATTGCCAATTATTAAAACTTTTATTAACCATTTCCCAATCACTGCGATGAAACATCTCACAGCGTATCTTTTTAAACCATGTTAGTATCTTCATTGACTCTCTCCTCTAGCTCATAGATACGTTTACTCATTATGGCAATAATTTTCTTTTGCCGTGTTAATTCCTGTCTAGGAGTAAAGTTTTGTCGTACTAAAGATATGTCACAGAGATCTTCTTCTAATGCACCATGCTCACTATATAGTCTATTCATAACATTCGATACGGATGTTTCAATGTATGTTTCGGTGCGCGTCGACCGGACGTTACCAAATGTCGCAGTCTTCCAATCAAACTTAAAAGTAACTTTGTATGTGTTTAAGCTCATTTTATTATTTTCCTTTTTCACAATTTCTGAAAAGATATTATACTAAAATACAAGTACAATGTCAAGAACTTTACTTCTGTATCCAATCTTCTTTAAATACTTCGTAACCGTCTTTCCATGTATAGCTACGAACAACACCTCTCTGTAGCTTATTGTGTCGGACAAGAGTTAATTCTTTTACTACACCACGTACAGGACAATATGTAAAGGTTTTACGTTTAGGCACAGTGTACGAGTGACATCTCTTAGCCTCAATACCAATAACCTTCATAACTTCTTTCCAGCGAGCGCCATGTCCTCTACCTTCTGTACCAAATAATTCTATAGAGATAATATGTGCTGCTTCATGACCTGGGGTTCTTTTAACAAAGGCATCTCCTTCAGAGGCAAGTAATTTTGCAGATAGTCGAATTTCCAAACCTTTACCTTTTTTAGTAAAAGCTTTTCCTGCGGTGTGAGTAAGACGATTAGAAAAAGTGACAGGAACTCTGTCAATAGAACGCCCGTAGTGGGCTTCTGCAGCTAGGAAAGCTCTCTCTATCTCTGCTAAACATAATTGCTTCATTTTTTATTTCTCCCATTTATATGAAGCTATTATACTAGAGTATGAGTATATTGTCAAGAACTTTTTAAAGGTAGGGTATCAAGGAGGGTTTTAAAACAAGCAAATATTAGATTCATTCATGCTAAACACTAAGGAAGTGTCGTTAAATTCTGGGGTCACTTCTTCTCCAGGTCTTGTATTAACTGTTTGAATCATGCTGCTGCTGTAGTCTGAGGAAGTGTACCGAAAGTTAGCATAGTATTCTTGCCCTTGCTCTAATACGCAACGGTCGTACTGCGTTTCCTCATACCCGTAAACCACATCAATGATGCTGCTACCAGAATCAGTGCAATGTTCACCTACTGGGTCTCCACCAGCAACTTTGGATATCCATACATTTGCCTGAGATTGATTTGCCCATGATGGAGAGTGCCATCGCATAGCACCAGAAGTGTCTATTGACCCAGCAGTAGTAAAACGTGACGCATGTATCTTACCTGCTGGAATCGTTATCGGGAATTCTTCGTCTACATAGGTATTGAGTGCGTTAGCCGAAAAGGGAACACCACAAAAAACATTCTCAGGTGTGTCGCCACAAGTATCAGTCTCTACAGGTGTTCGTGGGGGTCGTGGTTCTGGTGTGGGCGCGACTGGGGGTGCAGTCGGATAATCTCCCGAATCAAACATCTCATGCAACTGACTCATGTAGTATCGTACACGGTTGATATGTTCTACAGCATCAGTGCTTTCTTGTCCTAGAGGCTGAGATAAGCCTGTTTCTGGAACTTCGAATCGCTCACTTCTGTCTGAAAATCTACCAGTACCTAAATCAGAGTAACTCATAACTGTACCATACCCACTACCATTTTTAGTTTCATAGCCTGGGAGTAAGTATCCGTACGAATATTCAAACATAGGTTGCGTAGTAGCTGAATCAACATCGTGCTCAAGACCAAACAAGTGTCCCATCTCATGAGTAAATGTTTCATGTGCTCTTTCGTAGTAACGAGTGGTTGAGGTACTTTGAAAAACTGTGTTCTGGAAGCATTGTGTAACACCCCTTCGATACTTATAATCTTCGCGAGAGTATTTAAGCAAGGCTACGCCACAAGCAAATGCATCGTCTTCAATCTTTTTAAATAAAAATGCGTAGTCAGCACGGGACTCTTTTTGCCACTCATCTAAGTCAGTAAACTCAGACTTACTTTCGGTGAAAGCATCTATTTGCCTATACAAGTCGCCCTTACTAACGTCAACAGTTTTTACTCCTGCTAGGCGTAGCATGACATAAACACCTGAGTCTTCAAATGTTTGGTTGGCAAAGTCTAGTTCCCTTTGTACAAACTCTTCATAGGATAGACCTTCTAAATCCAGTTTTATATCTACAACCGCAAGTAGGTCTACTATAGCAATGTCAGTATTAAACTCATCGTAAGGATAATCTATATCTGCTGATTGCTTTACACCATCACAGGTAAGATACTCAAATGCACCACCAGTACCGCTAAACTCTGTTAGACAGTCGGTAGGTCTACTCATTTGAACAAGTACAGGAGGTTCTACAATTACAGGAGGTTCTACAATTACAGGAGGTTCTACAATTACAGGAGGTTCTACTACCTCTAATGTGGGTTGTATTACCTCTAATGTGGGTGATTCAGAACTACCTCCTCCGCCACAACCTGTTAAACCTAGTAGAGCTATACTGCTGTATTGCACTGTACGTTTAACTTTCATACTCTTTAATCCCATAAATTTTGGTAATATTTTCCGAATAATCGAAAACCGTTGCTTACTCTTTCTTCGTATTCTATATGAGCAGCTATTTCTTGATCTACTATAAAATCATCGTAGTCATGCTTAGCACTTCTGAAAGAGAATATCATTTCTGTTAAAACCCACTGCCATGCTTCATGGTGAAATTCATCAACTTCGTGAGCATTAGGAATTGTACCAATTAAATGATCTGGACGATCTATGTCCTCAACGCGAGGGGAACCATGAGCAGTAGCACGAAGCTGTTCCAACATCGGCATAATTATATGTGCAAGTGTAGAGTCCATAGACCATGTATCCCATGGGTCAATACGAACACTAACTTTTTCCTGATTAGTCCAACCTAACGCATACAACCAATTATGGTAAAATCTATGCTTAGGATATTTGCCTATTTTAACTTTCATCGTGAACCCTCTTAAATTATATTAATAAACCTGACACTATCCCAATAGCAAATACTATAAATATTAGAACTACTGCTAAAAATAATTCAGACTGCCATTTACGCATCCCTTTTGGTTTCTTCATCTTCTACCTCTTTTATTAATTTTAAGTATCTGGACTGACAGCTCAGCAGCCAATTAATAGTATGATCCGTACTACGTCCTTGATTATATTCCGTAGCAATAGATTGCTCTATAAAAAGTAATTCAGCCTTCAGTCTAATAAGTCTATGTTCTTTAATCATTATCGCCTCATTCTTGCTATATCTAAAATTTCTTGCTGATTTATTACAGGAACTGCATTAGACTTATGTAGACAACTTACACCTACTACCAATGTTCCTGTATATACTTTTTTCTCTGGAGCAGCATTTACAGTAGGATCCTTAGAAAGTGCTGGTAGAATAGACTTATACTGCTTACTTGTATCTCTAGGATACACAGATTCATTTGTATCCATAGCGACAAAAGCTTTTGGTTTAAATTTAGGGTAAGTCTTGCCCTTTACTTTACTTTTCTTAAGTTTACGCCCACAGGTAGAGTATCCCATAGAACCTTTATACATTATCGGTATCCTCGTTAATTCGTTTCATTATTTCTTCCGCAAGGGGGGACATATCAATAGTATTTACACTGATAAGATTATTTTCCCACAGAGACTTAATTGTTAATATTAATGTTTCTTTATTAAGTTCAGTAAGTATCTCTAGTTTATATTGGACAGACTCAAGAATTTTTGCTTCTATTTTGTCTATTACACTCTCTACTAAGCTCATTTCTACCCCCAGTGTCTTACTGCATTGGCAATAATAAATCCATTCGTAATCATAGCTTGAATAATTAAGAAAGTTCTAATCCAAGCTATTTTATCTGCTTCATGATCTGAACCTCCAACCTTCTCACCTAGTGCTTTTGCCCACATTTTCCATATCATATAATTTCTCCATGATGTATTATACTAAAAAATTAATATATTGTCAAGCCTTATTTTATGAGACTGACACCGCAATAGTAAGGCTTAATACAACTACCATAAAAGCCATTGCTATTATAAGATATTTTGAGTATTTATTCATACAAATTACTCCATCTTTTTAGCTTTGACTTTTTTACTAACTTTCTAGCTTCTATCTCTCTAGGTGTAACATATCCGTGCTGTATAAGTAAATCTACCATTGTCATAACGTCACCTACTTCTTCTGCCAGCAAGTTCCAGTAGTATAAATCCTTTCCTTCAGTTCTCATAACTTTGGAGCAAGCCTGAATAAGCTCGCCACATTCTTCCATAGTTATCGTTAACAACTGTTCTTGCTTAGTCATTACCCAATTCCTCGGTTAGTCGAGCAATCTCTTCTTTATGCTTCCAAATCGCTTCTCTATGGTTGCAAAGCTCTAGTTCTTTCTTGAGACGAATTACCTCTTTACTTTTCTGTACTGACGCTTTATAAACAGCTCGAACATTCTTACATTCTTTCGCTAAAGCATCCTCCCAATATTTAGCACCACCCCGTCCATGGCCGTACCGTATATCACTATGTACCCACTTGCCTGTGAACTCGCTGAGTATCCAAGCAACTACTTCTGTTGTCTCGGCCCCAAGTATTCCTTCAAATTCCCTTCTTTCTTCTTTCATATTCTATCCTGCATTAAATGATGATATAATAATTGTTCCTTCTACCATAGGCTCATAAGCTTGGCCTATTTTAGTAGCTGTTACATTGTCTGGGGTTGATGCCCATGTATGATAACCTAAATCTTCGTCTGAAAAGGTTTCTGTACCGGGGTTAATAAGTACAGCATCTTCCGCACTCTTAGCTACAACAACAGCGGAGTCGTAGGTATCCCACCCACAATTTTCACGCTGAGAGATAAGGTATAGGAATAAAGGCTTTTGTTTTTGACGTATTCTTTCTTCTTCTACAAAGTTTCTTGGCTTCAACTCAGACCCCTGCTAATATTTTTGACATAAGAACTAAACACAAAAAAGCTGTTAAAATACTAACTATAGCAGCTCTAACAACTTCGGATTTTTGTACTCGTTCTGCGGTTTTTTCTATAATTTTACAAACTCTTCTTAATCTACAATATGTTTTAAATTTCATAATGACCTCACGCATCTCTTGAAGAGTTGTTTTTAAACTCTTTACGTCTTTGCCACGTTGCTTGCCTATCTTGAATGGATAGACAAGTCCCGACTAGCAACATACTTACTATTGCCAGCATAAAAATCATTCCTATTATATTAAACATCTTCGCCATTCTCCCAAAATATATCTGACAATATAGCTTCGTATGCGTAAGCCTCGACTTCCCAAGGTTGGTCTGCATAGTTTAACTTTGTGCAGTTTACAAAAGAATTCTTACCATCGTCCCAAACCATATTCATCATATTGATTTGTCCTTTATGGAATTGTCTAGCATGGGTTAGCTCGTGAGCTATGGTGCTTGCTATTTCAAAGTCTTGAAAACGATACTCTTCTCCGCACGAGTATAGAGAATGAGTAGCTATTTCTATAGTAGACATAGTTTTATCTCCTGTGCATATTCCTTGAGTACCTTTTTCAACTTCTTCGTTGGTTACAAATTTAGAAAGGTTGATTTCGATATCATAAGTAGCATCGTTACCAAAAAGAGCTTTTACACACTCATCAATAAATACTCGGTACTGCTTATCGTTATCACCTGTAGTCCAAATTCTCATCATAATAGCTTCTCCTAATTTATAAAAACTATTATACGCTGTATTTAGCAAGTTGTCAAGAACTAAAACAATCTTTTAGGAGACGTTTCCCCTTGACGTTTACGTTCTCTTGCTTTCGCGGAAGCTAGCTTACGCTGTCTTTTAGTAGTTTTCTTTTCGTAGTATTGTTTTTCTTTATAATCAAAAAGAACATTATTTTCTACTATTTTTCTACGAAATAACTTTAAAGCGTTTTCTACGTTACCCTTACGAACTGTAATTTTCATCGATCATCCATATTATTGTACAGAATCCACATATATAGTAGACCAAAGATTAAAGCTACTGTTTCTGGTGATACTATCATAGTACAGTAAACCTATACCCTCTCTTACGCAAGTAGGAAACTTGATTGCGAATAGATTGTTCAGACCTTTCTGGAAGCATGGCGCTTATTTCTTTAATATTAGTATTAAAATAATTATCGGCTAGGAGCTGACGCTCTCTTACTGTCCACGGTTTCTTTTTATATATTTTCATAACAGTATTATAGAATAAACGGGTTACTTTGTCAAGGTTTAAATTCACTTCGTCTAAAAATACATCTTGACAACGTAGGTCTTTTTTAGTATAATTGCTCCTAGAAAGGAAGTAAAAAGACAAAGCGACACTAAGATAATTCTTGACTCGTTGCTTATTCTCCCGTATAATGTATTTTCAAAAGTTAAAGATAACCAATTTTATTAGGGATAACTTCCAAACAAAGGAGAGGTTGTATGATAGAATTAGCTATATTTATATTTTGCCTAGTAGGGTGTGGTCTACACGCACACGCACTAGGTAGACAAGAAGGTATAGAAACTACAATAGAACATCTAATAGACGCAGGTTTATTAGAACTTGAAGAAGAATAGGAGAAATAAATGCCAGTTAAATTTAAGCCATCAGCAACAGTAGTAGTAGATCGTGCAACTCGAAGATTTCGTACTGCCCATTATTATATTAAAAATACCTCCACTAAAGAGCTACAAGAGGTAGTAGAGAGTACTAATGCAAAACCAAAGCAGAAGCAGAAGTGCAGGAACGAATTGGTAGCACGAGGAGTAATTTAGTCGATGCTAAGGTAATACAGACTCACCTTAAAGTAGTCTGTACAGAGGTCTTTAGACCTAGGAAGTATGGAGACAAAAGTGAGAGTCAGAAAAAGAGATAGAGCTGCCTGTGTTATATGCAATGCAATTACAGTTTTAAGCTGCCTAGCCTTACCGTATGTTATTATATATGCGCGAGTATTAGGAGCTTAGACAATGAAAAAAGCAGCAAAAAATAAAACTAGAAATCCTGTAGCTAGATACTTAAAAAAGTATAACAAAGCAGTAGTTATGGCGGATCGTAAAAAAGCAAAGAAGTCAGGCTATATCAAACATAGAAACTCTAGTTATGAATAGAAGTAGAGTGCAAGAACAACTAGCAATAGACGAAGGTGTAGTTTATGCAATTTATTTAGATCATTTGAGCCATCCTACTTTTGGAATAGGTCATCTTATTTTAAAAAAGGATAAAGAGTATGGTTTAGCTGTGGGTACTTCTGTATCTCAAGATAGAGTTACAGAAGTATTCCAGCTAGATTTAGACAATGCAATTAGTGACTGTAGGATTTTATATTCTATGTGGGAGACTTTTCCCAGTGAAGTCCAAGAAGTACTAGTAAATATGATGTTTAATTTGGGTCGCACAAGACTCAGTAAGTTTAAAAACTTTAAAAAAGCTTTAGACGCGCACGACTGGAAACAAGCGGCTATAGATGGTAAAGATTCCAAATGGTATAATCAAGTAGGGAATCGAGCCGAGCGTTTAATGACAAGACTAAAATATGTATAGTAAAATATTAATAATACTTATTTCTATTATCATTGCTATGGGGGTTACTGGTTATGTGTATTACCAGTATAATGTCGTGCCTATGAAAAATGAAATAGAGCAACAAATGCAAGTAATAGTAGCTCAACAAATTCGTGACCAAGAGCAGTTGGCAGCCATAGCTGCAATCCAAGATAGTATGGAAACAATTACGAAAGCTAATACTGTGCTACAACTTAATAATCAACAGTACGAAACTGAACTAGCAGACTACTTAGACATTTTTCGTAGGCATAATATATCCAAACTTGCTAGTGCCAAGCCCGGTTTAGTAGAAAAGCGTGTAAATAAAAGTACGGAGGAAGTGTTTAATGAAATTGAAGATATTAGCAAGCACATTAGTTCTTTTAACGATTAGTAGTTGTACCTCAACACCCGAAATTCAAGTAGTAACCCGTCCTGTAGAGCTAAAAATCACACAACCTATAATGCCACGACCTATAAGTTTGAAAGAACCTAAGTGGTATGTAGTATCGGACTCAAAAATAATAGAAGCGTGTCTGAAAAATACTGAAACCAAAAAACCTGATTGCAAGCTAGGAAGAGAAAATTTGTATCCGGCAGGCTATACCTATTTTGATAAGTTCGTAAATGATATAAAAAAGAAAAATGGGGGTGATGTTGTCTTTGTAGCAATGAGTATAGAGGATTACCAACTAATGTCGTATAATGTACAAGAATTAAAAAGATATATTAAACAACTCGGGGAAACTATAATATATTATAGAAATATATTGACAGAGGCAGAACTAACAGAAGATAGTAATTAGTACGACTAAAAATAGTTCTTGACAAATACCTTAAACTTTAGTATAATACTCTTCGATATTAGGGATATTATATATGAATTTATTTTATTTAGACAAAGACTTAGATAAATGTGCAGAATATCATGTAGATAAGCACATTGTAAAAATGCCTTTAGAAGTAGCACAGCTTATGTGTACCACAGTCTGGGTAGACAAACACTTAGGTTTTATACCTCGCGCTCTTAATAAAGAAGAACGAGACCACCTTAATGCCCTTAAAAAAGAAATTAAACATCTTCCTATGGAAGAAAGACCTCTCACCCCTTACCTACCAATGATGTACAACCACCCTTGCACTATATGGGTTAGATCATCGTTGGATAACTATGAGTGGACGCACTGTTATGGTAATGCTCTCAATGACGAGTATAACTATCGCTATGCTAAGCAACATAAGTCCATTGTAGAAGTAGTTAATAAATTGCCCGAGCTTACTAGCTGTAAGAGATTGGGCTTTACTACATTCGGGCTAGCAATGCCGGAGGAGCTAAAAGACTATGATAACCCTATACAGTCATACAGGGATTATTACCATTTAGATAAAGCTACTTTTGCTACTTGGAAATTTCGAAAAAAACCTTCTTGGTGGAATGAAGATTATGCAGACTACGATAAAAGGATAACCGCAAAATGAGTGCAGTAAAATTAATAAATAACTCAGGAGATAATTTGCTTGAGGATATTGCAATGATGGCAAGAGTTTCTAATCCTAGCAACCAGAATAATACGAAAACTTCAGAAAAATTAGTAAGGTATCTAATGAAGCACAAGCATTGGTCTCCTTTCGAGATGGTAAGTATATGTGTGGAGATCAATACAACTAGAGACATTGCAAAGCAAATATTAAGGCATCGCTCGTTCTCTTTTCAAGAATTTTCACAAAGGTATGCTAATCCTGATGAAGGGTTTGGTAGTATGTTTCAGAAACGTGAAGCAAGATTGCAAGATGAAAAGAACAGACAAAATTCTGTCACAACCGAGGATGAGGCTATTGAACATGAGTGGTTTAGAATTCAAAGTCGTGTAGAATGGATGACAGCTAAATCTTACAAAGAAGCATTAAAATTAGGTATAGCAAAAGAACAAGCAAGAGCACTACTGCCAGAAGGTCTAACAAAGACTAGGCTGTACATGAACGGCACGTTGCGTTCATGGATGCATTATATTGACGTTCGTACCACAGAAGGAACCCAGAAAGAGCACATGGAAATTGCTAAACAATGTGCTGATGCGATTAACCCTATCTTTCCTATGATTAAGGAGTTTGTACATGAGTAATGGTAGAAAATTTGACAGTAGCAAACCAAAAATGTACTTACTACCTCCCAAAGCTACAGTAGAGGTTAGTAAGGTATTGACTTTTGGAGCAGAAAAATATGATGAAGAAAACTGGCGATACTTAGAGAATGCTCAAAATAGGTACACAGGTGGTGCACTTCGGCACATCTTTGCTCACATTGATGGAGAGTCAAAGGACGAAGAAACTAATTATTCTCATCTAGCACACGCTATTTGTTGTTTAATGTTTAAATTAGAATTAGAATTGGAGCTGGAGAATGGTAAGAACAGTAAAGAAGAAAGAGGGGGAGAACTTGACGCCCCAGAATATAGAGAAAGTGAAAGGGTTGCTCTACCCAAATACTTTGGCAGAAGAAAAGTCGCACCTTGGCCTACAAGAGAAACCGATAACTAAAAAAGAGGCTTGTGAAATATTAAACATATCTTACAATACTTCCAGGCTTACTAAGATTATAGAAGAATATGATAGACAAAAAGCATATACAAAAAAACGCAAAGCATCTTTACGAGGCGTACCTGCCACAAATTCAGAAATCGCTGACGCGTGTACAAGCTTTCTCGAAGGAGACACTATTACAGATATCTCTAGACGTTTATTTCGCTCAGCTGGATTTGTGCGAGCGATTCTCGAAAAAGTTGGAGTACCTGAGAGACCAAGTAACAAAGAAGATAGACTAACGCCTCACTATTTTCCAGATGAGTGCGTATCCGAAGACTTTGCCTACGGGGAGATAGCGTGGTCAGCTACCTACCATAGTACAGTAATAGTTCAAGAGAAACTCACTCTAGAATGGCTCGCTACTAAAAAGGGTATGGGAAACACAGACTACGAAGAAAAATATGGATGCCCCTGCTATGCTATCTATGTAATACAAAAAAGAGATAGTGGGGATTTCTTCACTGATGCACAGCTAGGAGGGTTTAATGCTTACGCTCCTGCATATCATCTAGGTAAACTTCAACACTTGACACAGTACGGGGTAAACTTAGAAAAACTATAATAAAGCATAACAAAACTTAAAGGGGCTGCAATTGCGTACCTCCAAAGAATTACTATAAGGAGTTATAATGAAAAAAACTTTAATCTGTACGGCCGTCGCTGCCGCACTATCCGCAGGCACTGCTGTAGCAGGAGACTTTGTCGATGATCTATCACTGGACGGCTCTCTTGCTGTAACCTCGGACTACCGCTTCCGTGGCATAAGTCAGTCTAACGATGACGTTGCAATGCAAGGCTCTATCAATCTTAACCATGTATCAGGATTCCATGTAGGTGTTTGGGGTTCTTCTATCGACTTCAACTCTGTTGGCAATGACGATGCCACTCTTGAGCTCGATTACACTGCTGGGTATCGTTTTGCAGTATCTGATGTTGCCGTTGATGTAGGTTACATTTACTATACATACCCTAATGATGGTAGTAATGACAATAACGACTATGGTGAAGTCTACGCTGCTGCGGGCTGGAAAGGCCTTGAAGCAGGTGTTAACTGGACAGATGATGGGTATGGTAAAAGTGGGTCAGCTACCTATGTATTTGGCGGATACAGCCACGAATTCGGTATTGTAACTCTAGGCGCTGAAGTTGGCGAAACTTTTTTAGATAAAGCTACTTTTGCTAACGGTGACGACAAGTACTTTAACTTCGAAGTATCTGCTACAATAACTGTACTAGAAAAATTAGATGTACAAGTTGCTTATGTAGGCACTGACTTGAGCAAAAATGATATTGGTGGTCTTGATTGGGCAGAAAATGCTGTAGTCGCAACGGCTACTCTCGGTCTTTAGTATAATAGTAAAACCTTATCCTACTCAGGTGGGATAAGGCATTATAGGAGTATGTAATTGGGGATGAAATGGGCAAGGGTTAGAGTACCTTCTATACAGGCTATTCGATATGAGTGGCAATATATTTCGGAAAAGCCGAAAAAAATCTTGACAAGTAAAGAAAAAAAGCGTATAATATTATTTCAAAATCGAGAAGAACCAAACTTTGTTGAGGAATATATGATTGTTAAAAACCGTAAGTGCCCACAAGTTGAGATTATAGACTTGAAAGAAGAGAACGAACGCTTGAAAGCAGAACTTAGTAGCCAATCTGCGTGTATTGAGGATTATATTGCCCATGCAAACCTACAGACTACTATGCTGCGTAAACAATCAGAAGATATTGTAAATCTTCATAGAGAAGTGATACAGTATAGGAAAATGTATAATACAAAATGATATTATTACTAGGATATAAAACAGTAGCGGAGCTAAAGATGTGTATCGGAGAACCTCTTTCCTATAAAGAGGTGGGATTTTATACAAGTAACTATAAGCATACAGGTAGTTTTGTTGCCTCACACAGACCCTCGCTTATACAAGGGGAGGGAGAAGATTTTTTTGTTAGAATTACTATGAAAGATGGACTTATTGAATTAGTGGAGGGAGAACTATGAGCGGTTGGCTTGTGGCAGTTACAGGATTGATTTATTTTTACATATGTGCTGAACAGGCATATAAAGACAATATACCAATGGCTTTATGCTATGCAGGGTACGCTTTTGCTAATATAGGCTTATACCTATCAGTGAGTAAATAGCATGGATGAATGGAAAAAATTAGAGTGTTACCAGTGTGGAACTCATGTGTATGAGCTGTCTCCAAGATCTCGGTGTGTTAATTGCGAGTACTCTAGGGGTAATTTTAATGAAGCAGAGATTGAAAATCTACGGGCTGCAGCTTATAATGTAGTAACTAAGTATAGTGCACAGGGTATTGCAAAGGCTATTTACCAATTAAAAAAAGCTCTGCAATAGTAGCATTACAAAAATAGTTCTTGACAACATGGTAATTTCTGCCGTATAATATCATTTCAAATCAAGGAGAACACCATTTCCGATAGATTTTACACCCAACAATTACAAGTACTGGGCGAGTGCCCAGGTAGACCTAAACCCAACAACAAAAGGAAACGCCTCATGCCATGGGATGATGAGAAAAAAGCACAAGCAGTATCAATGTATGAAGAAATGGAACCTACTCCAGAAACTAGCATGGAGATTGTTAAAAGCATAGCTGAAGAACTTAACGAATCTCCTAACGGTGTTCGTATGATCTTAACAAAAGCAGATGTTTATGTTAAGAAAACCCCTGCTGCAAAAGCCTCAACTAGCACAACCACAGGAACCACTCGTGTATCCAAAGCTGCTGCACAAGAAGCGCTGACAGCAGTCATAGCTGATGCAGGTAAAGAAGCCGATGAAGAGATTATCTCTAAGTTGACTGGAAAAGCCGCACAGTACTTTACTACTCTTCTATCTGACGAAGGTTAGTAATACCTAACTATTACCTCTCTTGGGTTTCCTAGAGAGGTTTTTTTGCATCCACTGTAACCACCTTCAAGTATGTGACCTAGCAATAAAAATTGCTAACTACTACAAAAGGAAATAATAGTGAAAAAGCAAGAACTTGCACGATTAGTGCACGAGTACGGAGATGCAATTATCACTTATCGTAGTGAGCACTCTAAAAAATTAAAGTATAATGTATGTACTTTAGACTTCACAACCCCTTACATACAAAAGAAAAAGAATCGTGCTAAAGAGACAGAAAACACACTTCTTTTCTTTTGTTGGGATACTGACTCCTATCGTTTATTACGGCCTGATAGTATCTCTAGTGTAGTTCCTCTATCTTCCCTCCTTAAAAATAAAGGTATAAGATAATGGACTTACATCAAGCGCCTGAAGCTTACTCTAGAGTTATTCATTATGACGAGATAAAACAAGTACAAGTAAGACTTACTATCAATACCTTTAGAGACATCGAGTACTTACACCTACGAAAATATTATATGGACTTCGATGAAGAGTGGAAACCTACTCCTGAGGGCATAGCTATGCCATTAGATTTTAGCAACTCTAGAGAGCTTTTTTCTGGCTTAATAGAGATACTCTCTTTAGCAGAATCTAAAGAAATCATAGAAGAACATTTTTTAGATTTAATTAAAGATTTGTATAAATAGTTCTTGACAGAATCCTTAAAATGCCGTATAATATCCTTTCTAACTTAGAGAAACTATTATGCACGATTTTTTAGACAGAGCGAGTAAATTATACTACGAAGGTACTCCTCTCCTTTCGGATGAGGAGTTCGATCTTTTAGCACACAAACACAACTATAATACTATTGGGTACGCGGTTACTGATGCAGTAACCCACGCGTATCAAATGTATTCACTGCAAAAGTGTTTTGATATAGCTAAGGCTCCTATTGATATAAATAATTGTGTGGTTTCTCCTAAGCTAGACGGGGCTGCTGTGTCTGTTTTGTATATAGACGGAAACCTTGAGTTAGCTTTAACTCGTGGAGACGGTATACAAGGTAGAGATATTACTTCCAAGATGAAAGAACTAGTACCTAATAGTATTAAAACTATTGGTCTTGTTCAAATTACTGGAGAAGTTGTAGCCCCTAGCAGTATCCCTAACTCGCGCAATTATGCTTCGGGTTCTCTTGGCTTGAAGAATAGCTTAGAAGGTTTAACCGAGTTTAAGACTCGTTCACTTGTATTTGTAGCATACGATCAAGTTCCTACGAGTCATGAGACTTATCAGCAAACACTGGAAAGTCTCAGCGAAGAAGGTCTGAATGTAGTTACTAAGTTTGATTGTAGTAAGTATCCTACAGACGGCACTGTTTACCGTCTGGATAATAATGAAACTCACGATGCATTAGGTCACACTAGCAAACACCCAAGAGGTGCTTTCGCTCTCAAGAGCCAGGCACAGGGTGTTGCAACAACGCTTGCTGATGTAGTGTGGCAGCTAGGAAAGAGTGGGGTGGTAAGTCCAGTAGCAATACTAGACCCCATCCTTATAGGAGATGCCACAATTTCTAGAGCTACGCTGCACAATATTCAGTATATACGCGACCTTAATCTTGAGATAGGTTGTCAAGTAGAAATTATACGCTCAGGGGAAATTATACCTCGCGTTGTAAGACGTTTAGATTGATTAGTACCTTTTCAAAAATACTTCTTGACAAAAACCTTAAAACGACGTATAATACTTATTCAAATTCAGAGGAATAGCAATGACAATAATCGAAGCTCCAACAAACTGCCCTTCGTGTAGTTCGGTGTTAGAGGAAGTCAACTATCTTTTGTTTTGTAGGAATCAAGATTGTGGTTCTAAACTTTTAAAACTTATCGAACACTTCGCCAAGACTTTGAAGATTAAAGGCCTGGGCCCTGCTACGCTTGTAAAACTAGGTATTGTCTCCTTAGAGGAACTTTACTCTTTGTCTTTACAGGAAGTAGAAGATGCTCTTGGCTCTTCGCGTCTTGCTGCGAAGTTAGTAGATGAAATACAAAGATCAAAGAAAGCTCCGCTAAACGTGCTGTTACCAGCTTTTAGTATACATCTTATCGGCAAGACTGCTTCGGAAAAACTTTCCAAAGTCTGCATTGATATAGAAGAAATAGACTACGAATTATGCCGCACAGCAGGTTTAGGTGAGAAGTCTGCTAAAAGTCTTTGTGACTGGCTTGAGAATGACTTTTATGAAGTAAGTCAACTTCCTTTTAGCTTTAAATTTGTACAGCCTACAGCTCCAAGAGTATCTCAGGGTACTGTTTGCATTAGTGGCAAACTTGCCTCTTACTCAACCAAAGCTGAGGCTAAAAAAATATTAGAAGAGCTTGGTTATGTTGTTAAAAGTAACCTCACAAAAGATGTAACAATCTTAGTAAATGAAAGTGGAGTAGACTCTGCTAAAACTAAAAAAGCCAGAGCTTCTGGCATTCTAATCATAACTAATCTTTATAATTTTATTGGAGAATAATAAAATGGCTTTACCAAAATGGACTGACGAGCGTACTGCTCAGTTAACCGAATTTGTCGGTGGCGAAAGCCCCGTATCTCAAGCAACTGTAGCAGAAGCTGCTGATGTGCTTGAAACCTCAACTCGTTCTATCTCTAGCAAGCTGCGAAAGATGGGCCACGATGTTGAACTGGCCTCTGCAAATGCTGTCCGAGCTTTCTCTGACGCACAAGAAGCCACCCTTGAAGCTTTTGTCCAAGACAACAGTGGTGAATACACTTATGCTGAAATTGCAGGTCTTTTCGAAGATGGTGTTTTCTCTCCTAAGTCAATTCAGGGCAAAATCCTCTCTATGGAACTTACTAGCCACGTTAAACCTGCTCCTAAAGTAGAAGCTGTACGCACGTACACCCCTGCTGAAGAAGAGGTCTTTGTATCTATGGTACAAGAAGGTGCTTTCGTTGAGGCTATCGCAGCTTCACTAGATCGTTCTGTAAACTCTATTCGTGGCAAGGCTCTTAGCCTTCTTCGTTCAGGGGACATTGATGCTATCCCTCGTCAAGAGACTACTAAAGGTTCTTCTAAGGTAGACCCTTTGGCTTCAATCTCTGACATTGGTAGTTTGACAGTAGAAGCGATTGCTGAGGCAATCGGTAAAACTGCTCGCGGTGTCAAGACTATGCTGACTCGTCGTGGCATTTCAGCCGCAGACTATGACGGAGCGTCTAAGAAAGAAAAAGCATCCGCTTAATCTTTCTCGACTAAGTTTAACTTAGTCTCAAAAAAGAGCAGACTCTTCGGAGTCTGCTCGTCTTTTATATGATTTCGGGAGAATCTCATTGAATATCGCTAGTGCGCTAATAAAGCAAGTGCTAACATTGCAGGACTTTCAGACCTGGAGTATTACGCACAAGCATTATTTGCCAGCAGAGTATCATAGTCTACATAAGATTATTGATAAACATTGCGAAACATTTCATACGATGCCCTCTATAGAAGATTTACAGTATGAAATTCGTGATTCAGCTACTCGTGAAAAGCTTTTCGCGATTGAAGCTGTTGAGGTCGATGCTGACCCCGATATGCTTTTACAGTACCTTAAAAACGAATATACTCAAAAAGAAATTCTGGACTCGCTAGAGGACTATGTAGAAAACTCTGTAGCATTTGAGGATGCACAAGAGTCAGTACAACACTTACATCAAATTGTCATGGACATTGAAGATAAGGTTGATCTCGAAGATCCACAGGAAAGTATGCAACGTATAGACCTGTTTGAGCCAGAAGAAGATTTAGCAAAATATGTGCCTCTTGGACTCAATGATGAGTACGATCAAGAAATACAATTCTCTCCTAGAGACTTAGTAATGATTGGCGGTAAAAGAGGTTCAGGTAAGTCTGTTATATGTGCTAATATCGCAAATAACGTACACGCTTTAGGTAAGTCGGCTATCTATTTCACTATTGAGATGGATAGCCGCTCTATACTTCAGCGATGTTGTTCTATTGCCACAGAAATTCCTTTTTCACGCTTGCGTACTAAGAATCTTAGTGTAACTGAGTGGGAAAGTGTTGCTACGTGGTGGGCAAATCGTTTTGTTTTTGGACAAGATCGTTTAACTGAATATAAAAACCACCGTGATTTTGATAAGTTTCATGCTAAACTAAGAACTGGAGAGCTCCTCCCGACTAATCAGTTGGATGTTGTGTATGACCCTTCTCTTAGCCTCTCTAAAATTCGAGCCGAGCTTGATAAAAAAGTCAAGCCTTTGAATATTGGAGTTATCATAGTAGATTATATCAATCAAGTTAAACGATCCTCTGTTCCAGGCAAGCAATATGACTGGACAGAACAAATTGAAGTAAGTAAAGCTTTGAAATCAATGGCACAAGAATATGATTGTACCGTTATTTCTCCCTATCAAACAGATGCTACAGGCGAGGCAAGGTTTGCTAAAGGTATTCTCGATGCGGCAGATGCGGCATATACTTTGGAAACTTGGAGCCACGAAGATGCTTGCATGACGTTTACTTGCGTTAAAATGCGTTCAGCTTCTATGAAATCTTTCAGCTCAGTAGTAGACTGGGATAGTTTAAAGATTGGCCCTGACACAGCATTAACTCCGAAAGAGAAAGAAGAAGCCTCACATAAAACGGGCGAAGATATAAACGATCTTTAAAATAGTTCTTGCTTTCTTAGGTTAAATCCCGTATAATATTACATTAATTACGATAAGGAATAAGCGTGTGACAGTAGAAGAATTATTAAATTCTAGGGATATATACTATATACCGAAGGGCGGAGACTGTCTTGTAAGATGTTTAAGTCCTGAGCACGAAGATCGTAATCCGAGTATGCGTATAGATCGCATTACAGGTATTTTTCAATGTTTTTCTTGCGGCTTTAAAGGGAGTGTATTCACCCACTTTGGGGAAACGCCAAACCATCTACAAGTACGAAGAGAGCTTCTTAAAAAAATAATTAACGAGAAGCGTTCGGAAAGTATAGGTTTGGTGTTTCCCCAAGGTAGTGTGCCTTACACAGGGGACTGGCGAGGTATTAAACCAGAGACCTACAAAAAATTTGAAGCGTTTCAACACCATGATTCAGATTATATTGGAAGAATTGTTTTTCCTGTACGAAATATCTCAGGTAAGATAGCGGCATTTAATGGTCGCCATACTACAGGAGGTACGCCTAAATATATGATCTCGCCTGCGGGTGCAAGGATGCCTTTATATCCTGTAGTAACTCCTATACAGAGTTCTATAATATTAGTAGAAGGCATATTTGATATGGTAAACCTGCATGATAAAGGGCTGGATAATGCAGTTTGTTGTTTTGGAACAAAGAATATAAATGAAGATAAATTAAAGATGTTGTCTATTCAAGGTATTCAATGTGTAGACATATTTTTTGATGGAGATACAGCAGGGCAAGATGCCGCTGTAGTTGTAAAAGATATGTGTGAAAGAGTAGGAATAATTGCCAGAAACATATGTCTCAAAAGCGGTGACCCAGGGGGTTTAACCGAGCCAACAGTACTAAAACTAAAGAGAAAATTATATGCCTAAAGTTGCATTAGTAGAAACTAAACCAAGTAAAACCAATTTTAAAAATGCTTTTGACGATATGTTTGAGTTTGACCAGTATCAATTATGTTCAGACCCTCATCTAAAAAAAGTATTAAAACGAGATGTAGATATAGAAATTAATACGGATAACTACGACTGGGTTATTCTAGTAGGTAGTGATGCATTGAAATATTTTACTCCTATCAACTCTATTACAGAATATTCTGGAAAATTAGTAGAGAAGAAGTTTCTTCCTATTATTAATCCAGCTATGCTAGCTTTTAAGCCAGAGGCACAGAGCACCTGGGACGCTAGTATGAAATCTATTGTTGAGTATATTACCGATAATAAAGAAGATGTAATAATACGCCCAGAGCAGGCTATTGGCATACAAGACACAGAAACTGCGAATAGCTGGCTTAGAGGAGCTCTTGCATCCGATACCCCATATATCGCTCTTGACTCAGAAACTACAGCACTGTGGCCCCGAGATGGGCACATGCTGGGATGCTCTATTAGCTATGAACGAGATTATGGTGTATATATTGACACAGAGTGCTTTGACGAAATAACAGAACAGTTATTGCAGCAGCTATTTAACGAAAAAGTAGTTATTTTTCACAATGCAAAATTCGACTTAGCCTTCTTTGAGTATCATTTTAACTTTAAGTTTCCTCGGTTTGAGGATACAATGCTTCTACATTACTTAATTGATGAGAACCCCGGCACTCACGGACTCAAACAGTTAGCTATGAAGTATACAAGCTATGGTGATTATGAAAAAGGTATGTATGATTGGATCGACCAGTACAGAAAAGAACATAGAATCCTTAAAAATGAGTTTAGCTGGGATGCAATACCTTTTGCACTAATGAAAGACTACGCTTCGCTAGATGCCGTAGTGACTTTTTTACTTTACGAAAAGTTTGTAAAGATTAAACAAAATAAACGACTTGCCAAGGTATATGATAATATTCTTATTCCTGGGTGTCGATTTTTAACAGATATTCAAGATAACGGGGTTCCTTTCGACGTAGATAGGCTAGTAAAATCCCAAGCATTGATGCAGAATGAGATTGACGAAGCGATCACAGAGCTTAACAAAAACTCTGCAATTAGTAAGTTCGAGAAAAAGAATGGAAAAGATTTTAATCCTAATAGTACTGTGCAGTTGCGCTCTTTACTTTTCGACTTCTTGGGTCTCAATCCTACTGGAAAAAAGACTGGTACGGGAGCGAATTCAACAGATGCAGAAGTCCTTCAAGAACTTTCCGCACAGTCTGAAGTACCCGGTCTCATCCTTGCAATTAGACAAAAATCTAAAATTAAAAATACTTATTTGGACAAAATCCTGCCGCAGTTGGATAGAGATAGTAGACTACGTACAGGTTTCAACCTCCATAGTACTACTAGTGGCAGGCTTAGTTCTAGCGGTAAACTTAATATGCAGCAACTTCCTAGGGATAACCCTATTGTAAAAGGTTGCATCAAAGCTGCCCCGGGACATAAAATAGTTGCAATGGATTTAACAACAGCAGAAGTATATGTTGCAGCAATTTTGGCCAAGGATAAAGCATTGATTGAGGTATTCCGAGCAGGAGGTAATTTTCATTCACAGATCGCTAAGAAAGTATTTAAACTGCCTTGTGAAGCGGATGAAGTAGCAGACTTATATAAAATGCAAAGACAAGCCGCTAAAGCGGTAACTTTTGGCATCATGTATGGTGCGGGTGCTAACAAAATTAGTGAGCAGGTTACAAAAGACAGCGGCAAACCTTTTAGTAGGAATGAAGCTCAAGAAGTTATTAATGACTACTTTGAAGAGTTTTTTATGCTGAAGCACTGGATTGAAAACAATCAGAAATTTATCCAACAAAATGGATTTATTTATAGCTACTTCGGTAGAAAAAGGAGATTACCAAATGTCGCATCGACAGACAAAGGCATCCAGAGCCATAGCATTAGGTCTGGTCTTAATTTTTTGGTGCAGTCTGCTGCTTCTGATATTAACCTATTAGGCGCAATAGATATGGGCAGTTGGATAAAGGCTAACAGTAAAAAAGCAAGAATCTTTGCTCTTGTACATGACTCAATTTTAGCAGAAGTTCCAGATGATGAAATTGATGAATATATGAATCAATTAACAAAATTTGTACAGTTAGACAGAGGTCTTTCAATTCCGGGGGTTCCTGTAGGGTGTGACTTTGAGATTATTCATGAGGATTATTCAGGAGGTAAGTTTGAAAAAATTTACGGAGAATAATGATTATAACCTACAAAACTGTAAATAAAGTTCAATTTCCAGTTTTTTTATTAAACTCAAGTAATTGGTCAGCTATAGATGGTATATTATTTTTAGATGATAAGATTTTGGATGATAAAAATCAATCTGGCAATACGTTAGGTGCTCGTCGAGTACAAACAGCATATAAAAATCTTTTTTTATTAAAGTACATGGTTGTATCGCATAACGGGCTATTGAAGCAAAGCACAAGGTATTTTATAGATAATAAAGGTATGCCTTTTATCTACGAAAAAACTAAGTTTGCAAAGTTACACTATCTAAAAATTAAAAAAGTACAGCTAAAAGAAACTGCTGTACTTATATGCGTAAAAGGGTATAATGCTTCTTTTACTGCTCCACGCCCTCCGACAGTCGGATATGACTGGGCAGGGATTTTACATCTAAACGGACTTCCGTGGATGTTATATGAGTTCTCAGAGACGAAACTCAAGGATACGAGAAAAAAAGTATAATTATGGCTAAAAGAAAGAAAACCTTAGCAGGTGCTAGTTTAGAACTACGAGAGATAGAACCTTTGACACGAAACCAACTAAAAGCCTTTGAATCTTCACAACATTTAGTGTTGCATGGGTTGGCGGGCACAGGAAAAACATTTATATCATCATATCTAGCGTATGATGATATGATAAAGCAATTAGCGAGTCAGTTTGTTATTATCCGCAGTGCTGTTCCTACTCGTGATATGGGATTTTTACCAGGTACTGAAAAAGAAAAAGCCGCAGTATACGAAGAGCCTTATAAAGATATTGCTATAGACCTTTTTAGTAGAGGGGATGCCTATGATATACTGAAGCAAAAAGGCTTAGTTCATTTTATGACAACCTCTTTTATTAGAGGTATTACACTTCGTGATGCTATTATCCTCATTGATGAATGTCAAAATATGTCTTTTCATGAATTAGATTCTATTATTACCCGAATGGGTGAGAACTGTAGAGTTATATTCTGCGGAGACTTTCGACAAGCAGATTTAAAGGATAATGGGCTGCAAAATTTTATACAAGTATTGGAGCGTATGGGATTGTTTGATCTTATAGAGTTTCAGGTTGAGGATATTGTACGCTCTGAGTTTGTTAAATCTTACATTATTGCAAAAAATGAACTTGATCTGTGAAGGCGGTTATAAGTCATAGGATTTACATGGATTGCACTCCTGAATTACAGGAGAGTATTGACAGAGAGCTTACTTATACAATACCTTCGTACAATCCTCTTGATCCACCTCAAGTAATTAAGAATATGGGAATTATTCGTAACGGCTTGGTTACATTACCTATTGGAAGAATGGATTTGATACCAGAGCATTATGAAATAGTCGATAAGCGTGTTGTAAAGCCTATCACCTTTCCAGACTTCAAGTTTGAGTTACGAGAAAGCCAACAGAAGGTTTATGATGAACTCGAAGATAACTCCATAATTAACGCTTGGGTCAGTTGGGGAAAGACTTTTACAGGTCTCGCAATAGCAGGCAAATTAGGTCAAAAAACACTTGTGGTTACTCACACTGTCCCTCTGCGTAATCAGTGGGCAAAAGAAGTAAAGAAAGTATTTGGGATTGACGCAGGTATCATAGGCAGTGGAAGATTTGAACTTGATGCTCCTATCGTGATAGGGAATACTCAGACTTTATACCGAAATGTCTCTAAAATTCGTAAAGAGTTCGGCACTGTAATACTAGATGAGATGCATCATGTTAGCAGTCCGACATTTTCTAAGATATTAGATACGAATTACTGTAGATATAAGATAGGCTTATCAGGAACGATAGAAAGAAAAGACGGCAAGCACGTTGTGTTTAGAGATTACTTTGGAAATAAACTATTCAAGCCCCCGAAGGAAAACTATATGACTCCTTCTGTACATTTAGTGAAATCTGAAATTAGATTTATGGATGGTAACAAAACACCTTGGGCAAATAGAGTAACAAAGTTAGCTAATAACGAAGAGTACAGACATACTATATCTATGCTTGCTGCAGCCTACGCTGCAAAAGGGCATAAGGTTTTAGTAGTAAGTGATAGAGTTAGTTTTCTTAAAGCCTGTGCGGAGCTAACCGGAGACAAAGCAATATGTGTCACAGGTGACGTGATGCACGAAGATAGAGAAACACTAGTAGAAGAAATACTTACAGGAGACAAGAATGTATTGTATGGAACCCAAGCAATTTTCTCAGAAGGTATCTCAGTAGATACACTAAGTTGTTTGATACTTGCAACACCTGTAAACAATGAACCACTACTGACACAGTTAATAGGTCGAGTGATTCGCAAAAAAGAAGGTAAGATAAACCCAGTTATAGTTGATATACACCTGAAAGGAAATACAGCTCGAAAACAAGCTACAAATCGTGTCGGGTTCTATATGAAGCAGGGCTGGGAAATGAAGTACCTTTAGAAAAATAATTCTTGACAATATGGTAAATTTAAAGTATAATAATGCTCTTATTTGATTGGAAAAAGGTTTTTAACGAAGCGGGTGGAAATGTTTCCCTGTGTAATTTAATAATGGAAATGCTTATAAAAAAGCAGATACCACGAAATAAATACGATTACATATATAAATACTCTAAGCTCAACTTCTCGGGGACTAGCTTTTTGCTTCATCCTGAGTTTGTTCTTTACAATTCTTATAAGTACACACCCCGAGAACTCTGTGTTTACTATGCTCTGGCATCGCTCAGAAACTATAGTGATTACCTAGTTAGCGGTAAAACCACGCTAGATCCCTTGCACTGTCCTGTGGATTTAGAATCTATAAAAAATAACAGACTACTGATTGTATTAGAGGACGAAATTACTTTAATATACGAAGAAGTTACACTGGAGACTATACACTAATGGCTATTTCATTTAACAAACAAAAGGGTTCTGCCCAAAAATCATCACTATCAGCTTATCAGTACACTGATGGAGATAACAAAATGCGTATTGTAGGCGATATTCTCGCTCGCTATGTTTACTGGATAAAAGGTGAAAACGACAAAAACATTCCTATGGAGTGCTTATCTTTTGACCGAGATGCAGAACGCTTTAATAACCTTGAGAAAGACTGGGTTCGTGAATATTACCCCGATCTTAAGTGTGGCTGGAGCTACGCTACACAATGTATTGATAACGGGGAAGTAAAAGTAGTAAACCTAAAGAAAAAATTATGGGAGCAAATTATAACTGCTGCCGAAGATTTAGGCGACCCAACGGACACTGTAACTGGCTGGGACATTTGCTTCAAGCGAGTAAAGACAGGCCCACTTCCTTACAATGTAGAATACCAACTACAAGCACTTAAGTGCAAGCCTCGTGCACTGACTGAAGATGAGCTTGCTTGTATTAGTGAACTGAAGTCTATGGACGACGTTATGACTCGACCAACTCCTGACGCACAGAAAGAGTTGCTTGATCGCACCCGTAATCACGGTGCAGAAACAGATGACGAAGCTCTAGAAGACGAGTTCGCAGTAGGGTGATCTTATATACGGCAGACTGGCACATAAAGCTAGGGCAGAAGAATGTCCCAATAAAGTGGGCTATGAACCGTTATCAAATGTTTTTTGATCAAATCTATGAGTTAGAAAAGCAATGTAATATGCACATAATAGGAGGCGATCTATTTGATCGTCTGCCTAACATGGAAGAGTTGGAACTCTACTTCTCCTTTATTAGGAAGGTAGGGATTCCAACTATTATTTACGATGGCAACCATGAAGCAACTAAAAAGAATAAGACATTCTTTTCTCAGTTAAAACAAGTTTCTAGAGACATAAACCCTTTTATACACATAGTAGATATATCTTATATAGATCAAGACTTTGGGTTTGGTATTTTGCCTTATGCAGATCTACATAAAAAAGGTGCAATAGAACATTTTGATAGCAGTATGCCCCTATTCACTCACGTTCGAGGGGAGATTCCTCCACACGTTAAACCAGAAGTAAATTTATCTATGTTTGATGACTTCCCTGTAGTCTTTGCGGGAGACCTTCATGCACATAGCAATACTCAACGTAACATTGTATACCCCGGTAGTCCTATGACTACTTCCTTTCATAGAAACAAAGTAAAAACAGGATATTTATTTATAAATGAGTTAAACTGGACTTGGATGTGGGAAGAATTTCACTTGCCTCAACTTATTCGCAGAACTGTTGACAGCGAAAGTAGTATGATACCTACTACTTTTGATCATACTATCTATGAAGTAGAGGGTAATATACAAGATCTTGCCTCTGTTAAAAACTCAGAACTACTAGATAAAAAAGTAGTGAAACGAAAATCAGAAGCATCTTTAATTATAGATAAAGAAATGAGTATACAGGAAGAGTTAGTAGAGTACCTAACTTATATTTTAGAAATAGACACCGATAAAATACCAGACATACTAGGAATTTTTAATGATTACATTACAAACGTTGAAATGGGATAATTGTTTTAGCTATGGTTCTGGTAATGAGTTACAATTAAATAATAATATTGTCACACAAATACTTGGTACCAATGGTATGGGAAAGTCTTCTATTCCCTTAATCATAGAAGAAGCATTGTACAACAAAAACTCTAAAGGAATAAAAAAATCGGATATTCCAAATCGTTACATACAAGAAGGTTATAACATTTATTTATCGTTTGTAAAAGATGATGATTTGTATGAGATTACAGTAAACCGTAAAACAAGTATTAAAGTTAAGCTTGAAAAAAATAATGTTGATATTTCTAGCCATACAGCTACAAATACATATAAAACATTGCAAGAAGTTCTTGGAGTAGACTTTAAAACGTTTTCTCAGTTAGTTTATCAAAATACTAACGCAAGTCTACAATTTCTTACAGCCACCGACGCTAATAGAAAGAAGTTTTTAATAGATCTTTTGCACTTGGAGAAGTACGTTGAACTATTTGAAGTATTTAAAAACGCTTCAAAAGAAGTAGCTTTGGTATCTTCCACAGTAGCAGGGAAACTCGAAACAGTAGAAAAATGGTTAGAAACAAATATATTGACTGACGCCAATATACTACCCCTATTGGATTTGGATATTAATACATCTGAAGATGAGAAAGCATTGCGTTCTCTAATGATAGAACTTGAGAATATTTCGGAAATAAATAAGAAAATTTCAACGAATAACCAATATAAATTAATGCTAAAAGGTATAGATATTGCAGAGGTGCAAGGATCTTCTGTTACCAACATTCAGTCGTATGATACTATACAAGAAGAGTTAGGCTCTTGGCAAGCAGTAGCTACGGGTGCAATGCGAACCTTAAAACAATTAGAGTCAATTAAAGACGAGTGCCCTGCATGCAAGCAATCTATCGATATTTCGGCAGAGTTAAAGATGGTGGCAGATTCCACCGCAGAGCACCTCGAAGCTCTGGAAAATATCGACAGACTAAAACCTTTAATAAAAGCAGTTAAGGAAAATAATACAGAATTTTCTAAAAACGAAAAGATAAAACAAGACTGGGAGGGCTTATATCGGTCAATAGATAATAATTTGCAAGTCGAGCAAGTTGATCGCGAGGCTCTTGATAATAAAATTACAGATATTCAAAAGAATATTAGTACAGCAAAGAAAAAAATAACGGAAATCTCTAATGAAAACCAAGAAAGAACCCGTAGAAATACACGAATACAAGTAATACAGGAGCAAACTGGCGAATTTGTAGAGCAACAAAAATCCTACAATACTAAACTAGTAGAAAATCAATGTTTAGAGTCAAGTCTTGAAGTATTAAAAAAATCGTTTAGCACTAACGGGTTGTTGGCTTATAAGATAGAAAATCTTGTAGGTGATTTAGAAGAAATGGCAAATGAATATTTGGCAGAGCTTTCAGATGGTCGTTTTACTCTTGAATTTGTTGTATCTAATGATAAGTTAAATGTCGAAATTACTGATAATGGTAATATTGTAGACATTTTAGCTTTATCGTCGGGTGAATTAGCCCGTGTTAACACAGCTACTCTTATAGCTATTCGCAAGCTAATGAGTAGTATTTCAAAGTCCAAAATCAATATATTATTTTTAGATGAAGTAACCAACGTCCTCGACGATCAAGGAAGAGAGAAACTAGTAGAGGTTCTATTGAAGGAAGATTTGAATACTTATATAGTATCACATGGCTGGTCTCATCCGCTTCTTGAGAAAATAGAGGTCGTTAAGAATGGAAACATTAGCATACTGGAGTAAAAATGTTAGCAAGTAGACGAAGAATATGGTGGAGTCAAGTACAAGAAGCGGAAGCGGAAGCGGAGGCCAAGAAAAGGGAAGAAGAGGAAGAAGATGGTAGACTCGAGAGCGAAGGGAGCGAGGGGCGAATACTTAGTGAGGGATATGCTAAGAGAAGCGACGGGATTGAAGTTTGAAAGAGTTCCCGCGTCTGGCGCTCTTGAATATTTAAAAGGGGACTTATATGTTCCCAACAATAAAAACTTTTATTGTATAGAAGTAAAAAACTATAAAGATTCACCACTAACAGATAAAGTATTTACAGCTCAAAAAACAAATAATTTAATAAGGTGGTGGCGAAAAGTAGTAATTCAAGCAGCAGGAGGTGATCAAAAACCTTTATTATTTTTTAAATATGACCGATCAAAGGTATTTGTAGTGACAGAAATTAAACCTATTAATACCACTCAGTACTTACAGATAGCATTTTTAAATTGTTATATATTACTAGCCGAGGTTTGGTTGGAACTAGAAGAAGTGGAGTTTATAAGTGGCTTTTAATTTTAAAGAAAAAACAGAAGGTTCCAAGGATAAAACACTAGTAGTTGATGCTTTGAACTTAGCCTTTCGGTGGAAACACCAAAACAGAACAGATTTTACAGACGAGTATATACAAACAGTAAAGTCTCTAGCACAGTCTTATAACTGCGGTAATATTATTATTACAGCAGATTGGGGCTCCTCTTCCTACAGGAAAGAGATATTACCAGAGTACAAACAGAACCGAAAAGATAAGTATGCTACTCAAACAGAGGAAGAAAAGAAAGCCTTTGCAGAATTCTTCTACGAGTACGAGGAAACGATCAAAGCACTACCGTGGCTGCTGCTAAGATATGAAGGTGTAGAGGCGGATGATCTTGCTGCCCACCTTGTTAAAGAAAAAGACAAGTATGGATTAGATGAGATTTGGCTAGTTTCTAGTGATAGAGACTGGGACTTGCTAATACAAGAAGGCGTAAGCCGTTTCTCATACGTTACTCGTAAAGAAGTAACAATAGATAATTGGAATGAACATTACAATGTAACTCCAGAAGAGTATATCTCTTTTAAGTGCTTAACTGGTGATAAAGGGGATAACGTCCCAGGGATAGCAGGTATAGGCCCAAAACGAGCCGAGCAGCTTATCGGTCAGTATGGGAATGCTATGAATATATATGATAATATTCCTATTGACGGACATTATAAGTATATACAAGAGTTGAATCTAAATGCAGAAGTATTATTAAAAAATTACGAGTTGATGGATTTAGTAACATATTGCGATGATGCAATAGGAAAGGACAATATATCCGAAATAAAAAGGAGAATGATATAATGGATCAGTACCAAGGTTTTATTCATAAAAGTCGCTACGCGCGCTGGCTCGAGGCAGAAAATCGAAGAGAAACATGGGAAGAGACTATTCAAAGATATATAGATTTTTGGAAAGACAGAGAACAATTAAACGAGGAAGAAGCCTCAGAGCTATACGAAGCTATTCATAGTATGGATGTAATGCCTTCTATGCGTTGTATGATGACAGCGGGCGAAGCACTCAAAAGAGATAACGTAGCAGGCTTTAACTGCAGCTATCTGCACATTGACCATCCTAGAGCTTTTGATGAGCTAATGTATGTTCTTATGTGTGGTACAGGCGTAGGGTTTAGTGTTGAACGTAATTTTATTGCTAAACTACCTGAAGTAGCAGAGACTTTTCATAAAACAAGCTCTACTATTGTAGTAAGTGATAGTAAGCTAGGATGGGCTAGTGCCTTTCGTGAGCTGATTGCTATGCTTTATGCAGGAAAAATACCTGAATGGGATATGGGCAGAGTACGTCCTGCAGGTGCTAGACTTAAAACATTCGGTGGTCGAGCAAGCGGACCAGAGCCTTTGATAGACTTGTTTAACTTCTGTGTAGGAATTTTTACTAAAGCAGGAGGCCGAAAGCTGACCAGTATTGAGTGTCATGATGTATGTTGCAAGATTGCAGATATTGTAGTAGTAGGCGGTGTACGCCGTTCTGCTCTTATTAGTCTATCCAACTTATCAGATCAACGTATGTCAAAAGCTAAGTCTGGAGACTGGTGGAGAAATGAAGGACAACGTCGTTTAGCTAATAACTCAGTAGCTTATACTGAGAAACCCGATTTTGAAGCGTTTTTAACTGAAATGAAAAACCTTTATGAGTCCAAAGCAGGTGAACGTGGTGTCTTTAGTCGAGTAGCAGCACAGAAAATTGCAGCTAGAAATGGTCGTAGAGACCCAGTACAAGACTTCGGTACAAACCCATGTTCAGAGATTATTCTTAGAAGTAATGAGTTTTGTAACCTATCAGAAGTAGTAGTACGAGCAGGTGATACACTAGACACGCTAAAGCGTAAAGTGAGACTTGCAACAATTATTGGAACACTTCAGTCTAGTCTTACTGATTTTAGATATTTACGAGTACGTTGGAAACGTAATACGGAAGAAGAGGCTTTGCTAGGTGTAAGTTTAACAGGTATAATGGACCACGCTGTGTTAGGAACAGACTCTGCTGAGTTACCCTCATGGTTACAGGAGATGAGAGATGTTTCAATTGCAACAAATAAAGAGTGGGCTGAGAAACTTGGGGTTCATCAGTCTGTGGCTATTACATGCGTTAAGCCAAGCGGTACTGTTAGTCAGCTTGTTGATAGTGCTTCCGGTATCCATCCTCGTTTTTCTAAGCATTATGTTAGAAGAGTGCGCTCGGATAGAAAAGACCCGCTGGCAATCTATATGGAACAAGCAGGATTCCCTGTAGAAAAAGACGTAATGAACGATAGTACTGTAGTATTTAGTTTTCCTGTAAAAGCTCCTGAAGATAGTATAACGGTAAGCGAAGTGGGAGCTATGGAGCAACTGGCATTGTGGAAGACATATCAAAATAACTGGTGCGAGCATAAGCCTAGTATAACTGTATACTATACAGATAGTGAGTATTTACAAGTATGTCAGTGGATTTGGGACAATTTTGATATATGTAGTGGCATCAGCCTATTGCCTAGGAGCGACCATGTATATCAGCAAGCCCCTTATGAAGATATTTCCGAAGAAAAGTATGAAGAACTAAAAGCTGCTATGCCTTCTAACGTTAATTGGGAAGACCTCGCTCAATTTGAGAAAGAGGATAATACAACTGGCTCACAAGAGCTTGCCTGTACGGGTGGCGCTTGCGAGATACTATAAGGAAAGATAATGGAACAAAAAGAAAAAAATACAGTAACTATTGACGACAAAGAGTACGTTTTTGATGAGCTATCTGAAATTGCACAGCATTGTATAAGGCAAATTGAGGAAATTAGAGTTTTAACAGACAAATCGGCTTTAGAAACCCAAAGGTACACAATGATGGGTAGAGGGTATACTTCTACTCTTGCTGACGAAATGGAGAAAGTTACAGATACTAGTGAATAGTAGTATTTTGAAGTGTTAAAAGAGCCTTTGCGGGCTCTTTTTTTATACGGCTCTGGACATAACAGTGTATTTTTCTTTCATACCAAACTTTTTAAAAGTTTTTAAAAAACCTTTTCTACCTCGAAACTCATAACTGGTACAATTTTTTTGCTTACACAACTCTACAAAAGATTTATCTAGTATATCCCACTCTCCTAGAACATCTCCAGCCGCACCATCTAAGTGCATTACGTCACCAATTTGAACTATAGTAACTACTCCTATCAGGCGTTCTTGCTCTGTATAGCAAAAATAGAGTTCGTGCTGCCCCTTATCTATGGATGTAATTAATTGGTTTAAAGTCGCAGTGGAGTCTCTAGATACAATATCTTCAATCCATGTTTTAACTTTAGCTCCATGCTTTTGCAGAAGATCTTGAGTTGATTTTTTAATCACCAGATAAGGCCAGTATTTCGGCCCTTAATAAAGCTGTTTCTGCTTTTAGTGCATCTACTTCCGTTTTTAAAAATTTTACAGCGTTTAATAAGTCCCATTGATGTCCACTTTCTGTCACAGATAACAAACCATTAGGTTCTTCAGGAGCCATTTCTACTACAGAAGTAGGAAAAGGCACCTTTAGCTCTTGGGCTATAACTCCTCGAACTCCTATAGCAACAGGATTAGTAGATTCACGATTCCAAATATGGGGATATTTATCAAAATCAACAACTCGTACAGCTTCTATTAGTGCCATAGAAGCCGCAGGGTCTACAGTTACTACATTTTCTTTTAGGCGTGCATCAGAAGGGATAGCAAACGCGGGCATTGTGGCTTGTCTTATTGTAATACTTCCACAATCTGCGCCCCCGCTATCTGTATATGATTGGATTTTTAGCATTGAGGCTTCTTTAAAAGCTTTACCAGTTGTACCCGTAGCAGTGGTACTATTTGCAGTAAATGTAACACCTACAGTCCCGGCAGATGCTCCAATATCTGTCCAGTTAGTATCACCAACTACAGAGATTTTATAAAGAGAACCTTCTTCGGCCTGTACAACGCCACTAGCAGTGGCTCCAATTGTAAGTGCGGTAGCTGAAAATTGTAAAGCTTGTGCGTCTATTTGTTGATTAAGGGAGGTGGTGGCGCCAAACGCAGGAAATGCGCCGCTGTTTCCAGTGGAAGGTGAGATTGCTATTTTTCCTAAAAGATTAATACCATAATAACTGGTTTCTAGTCTTTTAATTTCTGTATTCCCTTGCCCTGCCCATAACTGAGCAACAGCTCCTGTATTTTGGTCGTTAGAGGTTGCGTGGCCTCCTGATACAACACGTATAGGATATCTCACTGCATTATTAAGAGTATCATAACCTCCTAGTTTTACAGAAACTCCTGCAGTATCCTCCGTAGTACTGATTACCGCTCCACCTATGGCAGTACTCATAGACCAGCCTGCTGCTTGCGTATAATCTAAAGAGGCTTTATTACTACTAACATGGATGTGACCTTCTGTAGTGTCATTTAACTCAGCCCCTGTCGTAGATATTATAATTCCATTATCGCCTTGGTTTGATTTTCCAGCGCTGTTTCCTACAGCAACCGAGTGCTCACCTTGGTTCGCTTTTCCAGCCTGTACTCCTACTGCTACTGCTTTTTCGTCTTGGTTAGTTTTTCCAGCCTGTACTCCCACTGCTACTGATGAGGCGCCTTGGCTAGTTTTTCCAGCGTCTTTTCCAACTGCTACTGCATTCTGCTCCTGACTTGCCGACCCAGCGTCAGTGCCGAGTCTTACAGAGTCAAGTCCCGCGCCTTTAAGTGCCGCTACAACATTAACAGTGTCGGTAACATCTGCAAGGGGTTCTATAGCATTTAACTTTGTATGGTCATCATTGGTAAAGTTATTTTGTGTAAGACCACCATCACCTACTGAATAAACA